GGTGTAACTCCTTCGATTACAATTACAGTAAATACTCTAGTAGTATAAAAAATATAATAAGATGCCAACAGAACAAGGAAGTTTAAATATTAATTTCGTAGGCGATAGAGCCGACACGGTATTTTTAAAGCCTCTATTCTTAGGAATGGAAGAGGAAGGAATGTTTCGAGTAATGACAAACGTTGTACACAAACGTAAAGTAGGATTTGTTAATAACTTATCTAAGATTTTACAAGATGATACGGGTTGTGGTTTTACTCCTAAAGGTAACTTAGACATGTACGAACGTACTGTAGAGGTAGAGGCTTTAAAAGTGAACCTAAAACAATGCTCTGACGAATTAGAAAACACTATTTGGGAGGAGTCTTTGCGCAAAGGTAACGACAAAAACAACCTACAAGGTACAGCACTTTCTAATATTGCTTTAATCAAAATTAGACAAGGTATCCAATTAGATTGTAGCCGTTTATTTTGGTTTGGTGACAAGGCAAGTACAAACGTAGATTACAATTTAGTAGACGGTATGTGGAGCGTACATATACCTCAACTAGTAAATGACAACAAAATTCCATATATCAACTCTGGTAGTGGTGCGCCATTAGCGGCAGACGATGCAACGGATATTTTGGAGAAAATGCACAATAACCAAGATATTGCCCTTTTAGGTATTCCAGATTCACAAAAACGTTTCTTTGTTTCTCGTAGTGTGTACCAAGCGTACATGAAAGACTTGGAACAGTTAGGAGGAGGTGATGCAGGAAGAACGGCATTAATTAACGGTGTATCCACTTTGGCTTATCGTGGTATCGCATTGGTCCAAATGCCTTACTGGGATCAATACGATAGCGTAGATTTAAACAGACCAGAAAGCCACAGAGTAATTCTAACAACGCCTACAAATTTAGTTATCGCAACTGATTTGCAAAGCTCGAAAAACTCGGTTCGTATTTGGTTTGATGAAGACTCAGAAGAAACTAAATACAAAGTTAAATTTAAGTTTGGTACTTCATTCGTTCACCCGTCGTTAATGGTAGCGGCATATTAAAATAAACTATGGGAGTATGCGTAAATGGTGGAACGGTAAGAGACTGTAATACGCCAAAGGTCGGAGGTTCTAGCTTCCTTTATTTAGCGGATAAGGTCGGTATTTTAAGCCGTACTTTAGATGCTTTGGGAGAAGTTTCCGCCTACACAATGGATGCAGGAGAAGTGTTTTATAAATTTGAGTTTGCACCAGATCAGTCCAGTTTTGTAGAAACTAGAGAAGAGTCGGGAGCTATTACACAAGTTTACACTTTTGTACTAGAAGCAAGAGACCAAGCAAAACGAAACATCTTACAGGCGTTAAGTGATTGCCAATGTGGTATTACTGTTATTCACGGAGAAAACACGGGTAAAACTTGGACTTGGGGCTACGATGATACAGACGAGGCTAAATTATTGACTAATGTTAGTGATAGTGGAACAGCTAAAACAGATGTTAACATTATGACAGTCACGTTACAAGCTATATCTACAGTAATGGCTAGAGAGTTTACAGGTACAATTCCAGTATAAAGAATAGGCTTATATAATGATAACAAGGGGTTAGGGTTTTGACTCTAGCCCTTTTGTTTTTAAAATAATAAAGATGTCAAAATACAAGTTAAAAAAAGACTTATCAAAGGGCGTAATTGTTGAAGGTGTTGTCAATGGTAAGAAGATAAAAAAGCCGCTTAATAAGCTAACAAAAACAGAGCTAAAAAGCTATTTAAAAACGGCAAGCAAATACGTTTTAGACAAGTATTTTATAGAGGAAGAAATTAAAGCAGATGAACAACAGAAAGAAGAGCCAACCAAGAAAGAAACAACCGCAAAAGCAGATTCAAAAGACCCTGCTTAATAGCGTAACTATACAAAGCGGTCAAGATACTAGCATACTGCAGAAAGATATTTTTAAAGAGTATCATCCAGACCGTTCTAATACGGATCAAGGCGAACTAGTGAATAATCGTTGGGTACGTTTCTTTGGCAATGATGGATCGTTTTTGAAGGGATTAATTGCAGGACTTAGTAATTCTCCTACATTGCGCAACATATTGGACCAAAAGACAACCTTAAGTCTAGGAGACGGCTTTATAGCTGTAAAGTCTGAAAAGGTACCGTTCTTACAATCGCTTAGAAAGTTGTTTAGGCTTAATAAAGCAGATGATAACAATATAGATGCGGTCAACGATTTAATAGCAAACGTCAATTTGTATAATGAATCTTTGGAGGAAGTTTTACAAAAGCTTTTCTTTGATTACTATGCTTTTGGCAATGCTATTGCAGAACTAAAGAAAGCAACTAAAAACGGTCAAGAAGTAGTATATTTGTATCATGTGCCTATTGGGGACGTAGCAATAGAAAAAGCGAACGATAACGGAATAATTAAAAACGTTGGTATTTGTAACAGTTGGGATAATGACGGGATAAACGAGGAGGAAATAAGAGTAGTACCAATGTATCCAGAGTTTAGGCGCGGTTCCTCTATTATTCATATTAAAAACTATGCTCCTAACTTCTTTTATTGGGGCATTCCTTCAAATATTGCGGGGCGTTTCTGGACTGAAATTGAATATAGAATACCAAAGTACAATATTACCAAGTTTAAAAACGGGTTTTTACCTAGTGCTATTATACAGGCTTACGGCTCTTTCACAGAAGAGGAGGCGCAAGAACTATCTAAATCATTTGAGAACACTTTTAGCGATACTGAAAATGGTAGCCGTCTAATGCTTCAAGTCCTAAGAAGTAAACAAGATGCTGCAGACATACAAATATTAGAAGATAGCACGGATGGTAATTGGTTAGAGCTTCAAAAGGTAACGACTCAACAAATCATCACGGCAAACGGTTGGGCGACTAGTATTAGTGGAGTAGCACAAGCGGGAAAACTAGGTAATAACCAACAAATAAGGGATGAGTTAGAGCTTGTTACTAACATGAGTATAAAGCCTGTTAGACGTAAGTTTTTGCAAAAGATAATTAACCCCTGGTTACAAGAAAATAAAAAAGTTAATACCTCAATTGGTAGTACTATGCTAACTATTGCAAACAGTAACCCCATATCCTTAGCGGGTAGTATTGTTCCAACGGATGCACTAGATAGAAACGAGCTTAGAGAAATTCTAGGATACGCACCACAAGAGGACCAACAAACACAAGAGGAATGAGTACAGTAAGAACACTAATAACAGCCTTTGAAATAGTAAATCAAGGGATCGTAAAAGCTGCTCCAATGTCGAATAGGTTTGATGCCTCTATACTTGCGCCTCAAATCGACGTAGCAGAACAGCGTTTTTTAAAAAAGATTATTAACATTGAGTTTTATAATGATCTTTTGGCGCAAAGAACAGCAAACGAAATACAGTATAACAGCGATTTAGGAGCCGTACAAATTGCATACCCTAACAACGCGGACTATGAAGAGCTTTTCACACAGTATTTATACCCGTATATGTGCCGTTCTGTATTATATGAGTCTTACCCTTACACAGTAGTACAGACTGAAACCAACGGGCAATTTTTAAACGCTCCTACATACGGTCAAAACGCAGGTATTAAGACTATGCAAATGTACAGAGATACAATGTTAGAAACGCTGAAAGGAACGGAGCCAATAATTAAGGCTTTTTTATGTGAGAACAAAGAAAAGTACCCTCTTTGGGATTCATCAAAGTATTGCGATGACTGCCAAAAGGAATACAAAACAGAAGGGCGGAATTTAGGTATAGTATTTAAAAAATAAACAAATGAGTAACGAAACGTTAACAGTTAAACTGACTGTTTTAGAAGATGGTAAAATAGAAGCGATTACCAACACAAACGAAGTTGTGTATTTGCAGCCTATTATCGTAGTAGATGCAAAAGAAACAACGGCACGCATTGAGGTAAAAGGCGAGGACGGCAACCAAGTTAGAGTATCAGAGGACGTAACAGAGATAGACGGAGTGGCATTTAGCGGAAACTTTGAAGCCCTTGAAACGGCATTAAGAGAGGCAGCACTAAAGGCTAACGGTTTGTTGAATGGTGGGGTGTCTGGTGGTGGTGGATCGTCTGACACAACAGCAGCAAATCAAGTACTAAATATTGCGAAGCTTGAAGAGATAAGAGCGCAACAAAGTACAGCAGCAAAACAGGACGCACAAACGGCACTAATAACCGAA